CCTGCCGGCCACGCCCTCCGCCGCCTTTTCCTCCGGTGCCGGCTGTATCTGCCCCACCGGATCTTCCGAAATTACTAAAATCGGGTGTCTTCACCGGAGCCTTGCTGCCCGGGATTTCAGGAGCGCCGGAACCTCCGGGCAAATACCGCAAGCTCTTTCCTGCCTGCCTCGCCCGGTCAAGCAACTGGTCAAGCCATGCCAGCGCAGCCTGTACCGTGCTGCGGATAACATCGACGACCTGCCTGCCCCAGTCCGGCAAGGCGTTATAGGCCATGTTTTTGAAATCGTCAATTACATTCCCGATAGCGTTGCCGATGTTTTCCGCCATGCCGGAAATTTCGTTCCATACCGTTTCCGACATCGTTGTGACGCCATTTTGCAGGTCAAAAAACAAATCAACGGCTCCCGTCACGAAAGGCTCTATCGCCTCTCCCAACAGGACACCGAATCCCATCATGATGTCAATGGCGTCGGACACGACAGAAGTAACAGCATCAATGGCTTCCGAAAACTCTTGTGTAATCGCTGCAGCCTTCTCTTCGCTGACCCCCAGCACATCGAGCAGTGCCTGCAGCGTTTTTACGGGATTTAGTATCGCATATACCGCCGCCCCGACTGCCGCCCCCGCCGCTATCAGTGGCAACAGAGGTGCCACGGCAGCCCATGCGGCTACCGCCATACTTCCCAACGCAGGTATCGCTACGGCCACGATCGCACCTGCCAACGCCATGATGGCCATCTGCAACTCCGGCGGCACCAGGTCAAGCAAAGCGTCCTTCAAGCCTTTGTTCTTGATTTCCGAGGCAAACTCTGAGAGAGCATCCCCGGCCGTGCTGAACACTTCCGGCAGGTTGAGTGCCTCCGAGATGGCAAGGCCTGCCTGCATGGCGGTCTGTTCCACGCCGTCCATAAGGTTTGACCAGGCGCCCAGCACCGTCTTGCTCTGGGCATCCATCATCCCGGCATAGCGGCTTTCCATACCGCCCACCAGCGCTTCCAGCGCCATCTGGCTGTCCACCATGCCTCTGGACACCCTGTCCTGCGCCGTGGCTACATCCGTGCCAAGGTACTGCGCCAGCATCTGCCAGGCCGGGATGCCCAGCTCCGTGACCTGCATCATTTCCTGGCTTGCCAGCTTGCCTTTGGCAGCGATCTGGCCTAACGCGACGGTCAGCCGGTTCACACCGTCCTGCCCTGCGCCCACGCCGGCAGCGGCATCACCGACCGCCGTCAAGGTCGGTATGATCTGCTCCGCCGTAAAACCGAACGCCAGGAACTTCTGGGATGCCAGCGTGACATCCTTAAATTCAAAGGGTGTGTGGGCGGCAAAGTCCTGCAGCTCCTTAATCATCTGGTCGGCCTTGTCGGCGCTTCCCAGCATGTTGGTCATGGCCGTCTGCACATTCTGCAGCTCACCGCCTGCCTTCACGGCATAGACCGCTACACCTGCCAGTGCGGCGCCTACCGCCGTGATGCCGATGGCCGCGCTACGGGACGTGGACATGCCTTCCCTGCCGAACGCATAGTTCAGCTGGCGCTGTACCGCTTTCAGTTCCTTCTTCAGATCCGAGGTGTCAGCCCCGATGTTCACCAGAAGGTCGGCTACCTTTGTCGCCATGGCCCATGTCCCCCTTTCCCAGATTGAATTTCTCGATAAAGTATTCCCGCTCAGCCTGCAGGTCTTCCGCCGCCGTATCCGGCAGGAAGGGCTTCATCAGCTGTTTGGGCGTTATCTCCTTTTTCAGATGGATGTTCATCAGGCAGGAAACCCAGTAGGCTGTTTTCCACAGTTCTTCCAGGCGCTGTTCCTGCCATGCGTCCAAAAGTTCCTTTACCTCAAATAAATCCAGGGCATAGAACTGTTCGTGGGTGTAACCCCGCTTTATCAGTTCATGCCCTGCAAACTCCACATAGTCACGGAATGAGGGGAGCTTTTTCCCCTCTACCCGTTTTTTTCTTCTTTTTCCGCCTCGTCTTCCAGTTTTTCTGTCGCATCCTCTGGGAAGGTCGCCAAGTACGCTGCCGTGCCTGCGATGCCCGTGGCCACCACCGCTTTGGTGATGGGAAGGGAAATCTCCTCGATGCTGTGTCCCTTGTACAGAAGTTCCTGGATCTTGTCGGCATAGAACTTCTGGGACCGCCCCCAAAACGAGCCGTCCTCCTCATGGACGGCAACCGAGAGCAAGGCTGTCATGACCGTGATGCTCAAGGCCCTGAGTTCCTGCAGCACCTGCAGGGTGGGCATCTTCAGCATCTGCTCCACGGTCATCATCTTGCCGATATCCAGTTTCAGGTACTGGCCTTCCTTAATCAAATCGAACGGGATTTTCTTAACCATTGTTTTCACCCTCCTCCGGATCTTCGGTCACTTCTTCCCCTGCGGGGCTGTCCGTCTGCAGCTCCGACAACGGCCCGTCACCGGAGATGGTGCCGGAAATGGTCGCCACATCATCGTGCTGCGTGTTCAGCGAGAACTCTGTAATAGAACCCCAGCCGGTGTAATAACTCTTGTCCGGGTACTCAAACTTCAGGTGTACCTGCTGTCCTGCGTTGAACGCGGCTTCCAGGTAACGCGCCCCTTCATCGTTCAAGAGCACCACGGATTCTAAGTCGATGCCCCAGCTCCTGAGTCCCGGCAGATGACAGGTCCAGCCGCCCGACGTCTTGTGGGAGGCGTCCAGCTCATCCGCTTTCCGATTCAGCTTGCCGGAGCGCTGCCCGCCGATCAGCAGCCAGTCCGGATTCTGGTCGCTCACGCCCTTGTTTGCGTAAATCAGATAGTCTTTGCCCGCCGTCGCCGTGGATGTGGCATCGGTACGGGTCGGAAATGTAGTCACAGACATTTTCATTCCTCCTTCTTGTTCTGTATCAGCATATCCAGGGTGAGGACGCCGCTGTAGCCGATCTCATCTTCCGGATACGTCTCGTAAAGATCAATGGCCTGGCTGCACACAAAAAACTCCTCCGCAGACAGGTCGACCTGTTCAACAGCGAACAGGTTGATGAGGTTCTCTGCCAGGTTGTTGATCTCGAACCTTCCCTTGTAATTGCTGTAGATATGGATATGGACGGAGGCTTTCGTCATGTCCTCCGTCTTTGTGGATTTGTCCTGCACATTGACCGCTCCCAGGGTGATGAACGGCAGCTGCGCCTCTTCCGGCACATAGTCGTACACCCTGTATCCCGTCCTTTCCCTGAGGAAAGGCACCAGTGCTTTGTGCAGGGCGTTATTCGGTAATCGTTTCATGTTCCCCTCAGCGCCTTCTTTATATCCTGAATGATCTGCGGCTCCACGGCTTCATACGCCGGTTTCAGGAACGGCTTCCCCTTACGTTTGGGTATGACCGCGATTTTGCTGAATTTGTACCCGCCGTCCAACGGGAACCGCAGTACTTTCTTATGCCTGGGCCGGACGACGACCGCCCTTGCCCCGAACTCCACCAGATGGGCATGGAGTTCATTGGAATAGACCTGACCTTCCAGCTTTGCGGAACTGAACCGGGTCTTGATGGATTTCCGCAGCCGGCCCGTGTGTCTTGGCACACGCTGCACGGCTTCCCGCCTCACCAGCCGGGTGCCTTTCCGCAGGGCGTCTTCCACGCGCAACCGCATCCTCCCGTCCCAGTTCCTGATTTGCTTTATCGCCTGTGCCAGCTCACCTGCCGGCACTTTCACCGTAAATGTCGCCATAGCTCACACCCCCGGTTCATAGTGCCGCAGGATAAGCATGGTGTTGTCCCGGAAGGTGTTGTCAGCGGTTTCCACCACAAACACATCCCCTTCCAGCACCACCCGCCAGCCACGCTTAATATCCCGCCGTGGCCGGATGCGGATCCGCACCTGCTCCCGGTTCATGGGAGTCCCTTCCGCCTGCTGTTCAGCATAGTCTGTCCGTTCCATCCTGGCCCAGACTTTCCCATCATCTTCATAGACGGTTTCCAGCCCGCCGTAATCATCCTCACGGGTGACAGGCCGCTGCAGGGTGATCCGTTTGTCCATCTTCGCAATCTTCATATCTCTCAAAAAGCCTCCTTCCGCACACCGAACAGGAGGGACCGCAGGGTCAGTGTCAGGGCATGATGGTCTGCTTCCTCCCGGTGTTCGTACAGATAGGCTGTCGCATACAGAACCGCGGTCTTTGCCGTTTCCCCCTGGGCTGCGAATTCCTCCGCATCCTCTATCCGGGCCACATCCATGCACAGCTTTTCCGCTGACTGGAACAGGCTGGTAACCAGCCCGTCCTCCTCATCAGTGTCTACCCGCAGGTAGTTCTTCACTTCCTCCAGTTCCAGAAGCATGCCCATCACCCCTTATCCATCAATCCCCGCCTTCGGCTCCACCGGTCTCGCCACCAGATTCACCACCGGATTCACCGCCGGAGTTACCGGAACCGCCTGCATTGGAACCACCGGCGTTTCCGCCAGAGTTGCCACCTGCAGACGCACCGGCTACTTTCAGCACCTGCACGGCTTCCGGCAGGATCAGAAGGCCGTCCACACGTTCCTTCATCACATAGCCCACCATGCCGTTCCCGGCGAACAGTTCTTTCAGGACCTGCAGGGAACGCTGGCCGCGGTCACCGATGTTGTAGTAACTGAAATCACCGAAGGCCAGCGCCACATTGCCTGCCGCCAGCTTCGGTGCAAACTGGGAAGTACGGATGCCATATCCCAGGATACGGTCAGGTTCCCCACTCTGCAGGCTCGGCTGCCACAGGTAGTTGCCGTTCTCGTCCTTCAGCTTGCGAAGCACAGCCAAGGTGCTGTCGTTGGTGATGAAGGTAGCGTTCTTGCGGTACGGGCGTTTCAGCTTGTAGATCAGGTCGATGACGTCATCCGCATCGATGTCCACCGTAGCAATGGTCACGCCGACCTGGGCATCCTTGAACACACCGGTCGGTTTGCCGTCGCCGTCCCCGTTCAGGAAAGCGTCTTCTTCCGCGTTGGCAATCGCCTTGCCGAACTGCGCGATGATGTAGTCCTCCAGCTGGAAGGCATTGTCTGCCAAGAGTTCCTCGGTGATCTTGATGGCCACATGGAGCTTGTGGGCATCCAGCAGTTTCTGGTCGAAGGTCGCGTCACCGAAGGTCAGCGCACCGCCTTCCTCTACCCACAAGGCCGCCGGTTTCGTAGCCGCGATGTTGATCTTCCGTTCCCCGCTGGTACGGATCTTCGTTGCCAGGCCGCGCAGGATGTTTTCCTCATCCAGCACGTCCACCAGGCGTTTGTCGTATTCGTCCGGCACCAGGTAGCCGCCGGCCTCGTCGATGCCTTCCTGCAGGACGTTGGACACGTCGCGGAACTTGGTACGGATCGCCGTGAACATCGCCCTGCGGTATTCATCGGATGCCGTGCCTTTCTTTGCCGGCTGACCCGGATTGCCCACCAGCGGCTTGCTGGTAGGCATGGCCAGTTTCTTGTCCATCTCGGCCTGCTTCTCCAGGCGGTCGATGGTCTTGCCCATCTCGGCAATGTCGGCCTCCATCTTCTCATACGCTTCCACATCGGCGGCGGCCATCTTGCCG